TCATGGCTCGTCTACAGATCGTCCCGCTACCCAGCTTCACGGTTGGCGCCGTCTCTCAGCCTGAGTACCTGATCGTTCTCGATCAGGTGGGTGACGAACTCGTGACCGAACTCATCGCCCGGCCGTTGACGATCAAGGAAGCGGCTGGCGCTCGCGGTATTCTCGTGTTCGAGGGCACGATCGAGGTCGTGCGATGACCGCACCGAAAGCACCTGTGGGGCTCGGCAAGGCTGGCAAGGCTCAGTGGTCCGCGATCGCTGGCGCGTACAAGCTGCGGCCGGACGAGTTCACGGTGCTTGAGGATGTGTGCCGAACGACCGACATGCTCACCGCGTTGACTGAGGCGTGGGTCGAGGACGGTTCCCCGATGACGACCGCGGGCAGCATGGGCCAGCTCGTGATCCATCCGTTGATTGCGGAGATCGACAAGCACCGCAAGTCGCGCGCGGGGTTCTTGAAGCAGTTGGCGTTGCCTGATGCCGACGAGGGTGCTGTGCCGGTCCCGAATCAGCATCGTTCGGCTGCGGTCAAAAAGTGGTCAGACCGGGGCGCGTGATGTACGGCGACGAGTTCCGGAAGCGATGGGTGCTCGGCATCGACCAGTCCCCGATCGTCGCCGCGCTCGATGCGCTCGATGCGGACGACCCCGAGCACGCGCACTCCGCGGCAGAGCGGATCATGCTCGATGCGCTCGGCCCTGAGGTCAGCTCGGCATACGACCGTCTCGTTGCCCGCGCGTCCTGGTGGGCATCCGCGTGATGTCCGATGGCGCGTAGCCTCGCTGCCTCCCAGACCCGCACTGCTGACTCTGACTACCGCGAGATTATCGGCTGGTACGAGGATCAACTAGAGCGCGCGACACCGCCTACTGGCCTCGCGTGGGAGCCGGTGAAGGTCGGTCCGACGTGGCGCTACGAGAACGGCTGGGTTCTGCCGGCGGTGACGCTGGGGTGGCGCAACCTCGCCTGGACCGGGCTGAACCTGTCGGCGCCCAAGGGTGGGCCGTGGACGTACACGCTCGAGCAGGCGCGGTTCATTCTCTGGGCTGACGCGCTGGACCCGGATACGGGCGAGTTTCTGTACTCGACGAGCGTCCTGCAGCGGCTCAAGGGTTGGGGCAAGGACCCGGTCGGTGCGTGCGTGTCCGCAACGGACATCTGTTCCGAGGATGCCGTGTTCGACCGTTGGCGCGGCGACGTTCCGGTTGGCCGGCAGCAGGAGAACGCCTGGGTGCAGATCATCGCCACGGCGCAGCAGCAGACCCAGACGACCATGAAGTTCTTTCCCGGCCTCATACCTGCCGAGACGCGCAAGAAGTACGGCATCCAGATCGGCAAGCTCAACGTGTGGGCCCGGGGCGACACAGCGCAGATCGAGGCTGTGACGTCGAACCCGCTGACGATCGAGGGCGGGCGTCCGACGCGGATCATCCGTGTGGAGACGCAGAACTGGAACACCTCGAACGGCGGCCACCTGATGGCCGGCGCGATCGAGGGCAACGCTGCGAAGAGCCCTGCTGGCGCCGCACGCATCCTCGACATCTGCAACGCATACCGGCCCGGTGAGGACTCGGTTGGGCAGAAGGCACGCGAGGCGTTCGAGGCCACGCAGGGCACCCACTGCGAGGTTCATGCGACCTCGATGGACTGGCCTGAGTGCATCAACTGTCAGCGGCCGAAGTCGGCGGACTTCGGCCAGCTCTACGACTCGCTCGAGGCCCCACCTGAGGCGCCTCTGACTGTCGAGGCTGCTCCTGGCGTGGTGGAGTCCATTCGGGGCGACTCAATTTGGCTGTCCACGAAGCGGATCTTGGCGAGCATCCTCAACCCGATGAACTCGGCGAGTGAGTCGCGGCGCAAGTGGTACAACCAGATCACGGCGCAAGAGGACGCATGGTGCGACCCGAAAGACGTTGCGCTGGCAGCACGGGACGAACTGATCGAGCCCGGCACACCCGTGGTCCTGTTCGGTGACGGTTCCAAGTCCGATGATGCGACCGGTCTCCTGGCTATCCGTATCAGCGACGGTCACGCGCAGGTGTTGCACGTTCAGCAGCCCAAGGCGGGCAAGATCGTCGACCGCGACGCGCTAGATCATGCAGTCATCGAGGCTATGGCCACGTTCAAGGTCATGGCGTTCTGGTTCGACCCGTCCCACGCCAAGGACGACGACGCCGAGGGCGATAACCGCTTCTGGTGGCCGCTGTGCGATGAGTGGTCGCAGCGGTACGGCAAGCGTCTGAAGTGCTGGCCCGTCAAGAGCGGCAACCGTACTCATGCGGTCGCGTTCGACATGGCACTAGAGACCAGCCAGCAGTTGTTCCAGCCGGCGTGCGACCAGGTTCTGAACGAGCTCGAGGCTGGCTCGGTGACGTTCGCCAGGTCGTCGTGGCTGATCGAGCACATGGGCAACGCCAAGCGCGCGCCAGGCAAGTACGGCACGGGACTCCGCAAGGACAACCGCGAATCGCGTCACAAGATCGACCTGGCCGTCTGTCTGGTCGGCGGCCGGATGCTGCGCCGGATCTACCTGCTCAGCACCAAGCAAGGCACGCCCGGCAAGGGCAGAGCGATCCTGTTGGACTGAGAAGGGGTGCCCGGTGGCCGGTAACGCCCTGACTCCGCTGTTCGCGGCTCCATCCGCTGCGATCCCGTCCCTGCCGTCGCTTGGGCTGTCCGATGACGAGCAGGGTGCAGCGAACTGGCTAGGTATGCGGCTGTTCGAACAGCGTCCCTACCTCGAGCTGCGGGGCTTGTACTACGACGGCATGCAGAAGATGCAGGATCTTGGCATCAGCATCCCGCCGTCGCTGGTTGGCCTGCGGACGGTCGTCGGCTGGCCCATGATCGGTATCGACGCCCTCGACAACCGTTGTGTCATTGAGGGGTTCCGCTTCCCGGGCGCGACGGATGTTGACGACGACCTGCAGGGCATCTGGCAGGCGAACAAGCTCGATGGCGAGTCGCGACTGACCCACCTCGATGCCCTGGTCTATGGGCGGGCGTACAACATTGTCGGCCCGGGTGACGATACGACCAACGGGCAGCCGCTCATCACGTCTGAGTCGCCGCTGAACATGATCGCGACGTATGACGCACGGATGCGGCGCGTTTCGGCTGCCTTGCAGATCTACCTGGACACCGACTTCACGTCGGACATGTACGGCCAGGAGGTCGCGGCGCTGTACCTGCCGGACAAGACGATCTACATGGCTCGCTCGTCGAGCACTGGCAACCCGGCTGCGGTGAAGTGGGACATTGTCGAGCGTGACGACCACCGTCTGGGTCGTGTGCCGGTGATTCGGATGGCGAACCGTCAGCGGCTGTCCAACCGTGACGGGCTGTCGGAGATCAACGCGGCGTGGATGAACACGGTCGACTCTGCCTGCCGGACCATGCTGGGCATGGAGGTCGGCCGCGAGTTCTTCTCGGCACCACGGCGGTACGCGCTGGGTCTGACTGAGGAGTCGTTCCAGAAGGCTGACGGTTCGGCTGTGACGGCGTGGGACACCTACCTGCACAAGGTGTGGATGGTCGAGCGCGACTCCGAAGGGAACCTTCCGACGATCGGGGAGTTCGCGGCAAACGATCCTTCGGTTCACACGAAGTTGATGGATGAGTACGCCCAGATCATGTCCGGGAACATGGGCGTGCCGCCTCACTTCCTGGGCATCTACACGCAGGGCAACCCGGCCAGCGCCGATGCGATCCGCTCGGGCTACGAAGAGCTGACATCCCGCGCCCTGAAGAAGCACGTCACCTTCTCTGACGACTGGGAAGAGACAATGTGTCTCGCCCTGCTGATCCGTGACGGGTCACTCCCGGACAACGCGTACCTGCTTGAGACGGACTGGCGCGACCCGGCACCGGCGACCCTCGCGGGCACCTCGGATGCGATCACGAAGCAGATCGCCGCCGGCGCGATTCCCGCCACCTCTGACGTGACGTTGAAGCGGCTCGGCTACTCCGCTGTGGAGCGGGCGCGCCTCGATCAGGACCGCAAACTGGACCAGGGCCAGTCGATGCTTGAGGAGATTGCGCACAGCATGGAGGCGAGGGCGTTGCGGACGTCGAAGGCGGTCACCGCGGATGCTGCTGCGGAGCTCAAGCCGGTCGTAATCCCCTCCCCGACGCCGACGCCTGCTGTGATGCCGAAGAAGATGCCGGTCAGTGTCCCAGCCAAGCCTTGAGGCGCCACTCCGGCCGGCTGATGCCCACCTGGCTGGTCAGGCTGCTCTTGTCTCACTGATTCCGGCGCTGCTGCGGGAGGCGTGGCCGCTGCTGGATCTGCACAACCTCAGTGGCACCATGCCTCAGTTCACAGCGGCGGTGCGGGCCATCGTGCGGCGGTACGGGCGGGCATCCGCGGCTGGCGCACTGGCCTACTACCAGCAGGAGCGTCGGGCCGCCTCGGTGCCCGGTCGCCCCGTGTCGAAACTGGCTCCGTCGCCTGCGGATTCGGTGATCGAGTCGGCGGTGTCGTGGGCGACCACGGATCTCTACGGCCCAGCCACTCCTGAGGCTGAGACGAAGGCTCTGCAACTCCTCGACGGGGCCGTGCAGAACTTGGTCCTCAATCAGGGCCGCGACACGATCATCGGCGCAGTGCGTCAGGACAAGTACGCCAAGGGCTGGGCGCGCGTCACCTCACCGGGTGCTTGCTCGTTCTGCATCATGCTCGCGCTGCGGGCGGGCGCCGGGTTCCTATACAGGTCGAAGCAGTCCGCCGATTTCAGGGCTCACACGCCTAACGCGAACGGCAGCGGCGGGCTCTGCCAATGCCACGCCGAACCGGTTTTCACCGCCTATGAGCCGTCCGCGCACATGCGCGACATGCAGCAACTGTGGACTGACTCGACCAAGGGTCGATCAGGCAACGACGCCCGCAACGCCTTCCGGCAGGCCGTCGAAGGTCGCCCGATCACCGGCGCCAAGGCGGCCAAGCATGTCGCCGCCGGCCCGGGCAAGTAACCAGACCTCCCGCCTGGCGCGGGGAAACACAACACCGTCCCTGGAGGACACAGTCATGGCCGATCCCATCGTTCCGCCCGTCGTCCCTGCCGCCCCGGCGGCTCCCGTAGTCCCTCAGGCACCCGCAGCGGTGCCCGCGGAACCGGCCAAGCCTGCCGAGCCTGCCAAGGCCAACCCTTGGGACGACCCGGCAGCGGCCAAGACGGAGATCGAACGGCTCCGCAAGGAGAACGGCTCCGACCGCGTCAACGCCAAGGCTCAGGCAGCCACGGACGCACGCAACGAGTTCGCTCAGACGATCGGCAAAGCGCTCGGCCTCATCAAGGAGAACGAGCCCGCCGACCCTGCTGCACTCACCGCACAACTGACCACCGCGGGCGCCGAAGCGCGCCAGGCCAAGGTCGAACTGGCCGTGTTCCGTGCCGCGCAGGCAACGGACGCAGACCCCAGCGCACTGCTCGACTCGCGGACCTTCCTGGCGAAGCTCGCGGACGTGGACCCCTCAGACACGGCGGCCGTCACGGCTGCCATCGCTGAGGCTGTCGCCGCGAACCCTCGGCTCGGGAAGCCTGAGACGGTCGCGCCCGGCATGAGGCCCAACCCCGCTCAAGGCCGTTCGGCGTCCGCGCCGCTCGGTCTCGCTGAGCAGATCGCCGCGTCTGAGAAGGCGGGCGACACGAAAGCAACCATCCGGCTCAAAGCCGCGATGGCACTCAACCACAACTGAGGCACGGCACCCGCCCAGCCCAGTTACTACCCCGAATAGGAGCCAATCATGGCTGCAGTTGCTGGGCAGGGCACCACATTCACCCTCCCGTCCTACCACGGTGAACTCTTCACCGTCACCCCCACCGAGACGCCGCTTCTGTCCGCCATCGGCGGACTCTCCGGCGCCAAGTCGACCACCGCCACTCAGTTTGAGTGGCAGACCATCGACCGTCGCACCTCGACCACGAACAACGTGGCGCTTGAGGGTGCGAACGCCCCCGCAGGTACGGAGCGCGCGCGGTCCAACGTCACCAACGTGGTGGAGATCCACCACTCCGCGATCGAGATCAGCTACACGAGGTTGGCCGCTCAGGGCAACTTCGCCGGTGCGAACATCGCCCCGCAGTACGACGACCTGATCCTGAACGAGCTGGCCGTGCAGACGCAGGCCGAACTCGAGTCCATGGCTGTCGACATCGAGCAGTCGTTCCTCACCGGCGTCTACGCGAAGCCGGCGGACAACGTCACGCCTCGCAAGACGCGCGGCATCCTGTCGGCGATCACGTCGAACATCAACGCGAACGCTGGCGTCAACCGCCCGCTGTCCAAGGCGATCATCGACGCGACCCTGCAGACGGCGTTCACGAACGGCGCGAAGCTGCCTCAGACGTCCACCGTGTTCGTGTGCAGTGCGGCCCAGAAGGTCGCCCTGTCCAACGCGTACGCCATCCCGGCACTGAACCAGG